TGAAATGGAAGATAATGGTGTTCGTGAAACTGATTTAGAGTATCGTAAAACAATTGATGAATTAATTACTATAACACTTAGTAAAAATAAAAATAAAATCAAAAATTACGGTATATTGGAAGGATCTACAGAACAACGTATAGAACAATTGAAATCTCAGTTAGGTTTGTGATATTTATACCCAAACACATAATACTATAAAGATGAAAATATCTGAATTGAAGTCTACTATTCGTGAAATGATCGTAGGAGAACTTACTATGGTAGATAAAAATACCAACCCAGCAGAAATTAAAGATGAGGATCCTAATACTGTAAAAACAGCTGTTGCTACTGCTAAAAAAACAGGTAAGCCTGTTACTATTGCTGAAGATGAGGCTCTTATGGAAATGGCTAAAATTGCTGGCGATTTAAAATCAGCTATTGAAAAAGTAATCAATTCAAATAAAGACGCTGAGAAAAAAGACATTCGCAAAGCTATTAAAGCTGACGATGAAGTTAAATCTGCTTTAGGTGACGAAGATTTATTCGATAATCAACTCAACAAATTTATCGATTTAGTAAAAGGTGAAAGAGAAGTAGGACAACGTGGTCGCAAAGCCTCTGAAAAACCAGAAGGTGAAGCAAAAGAAAAAGGAACACGTGGCCGCCCTAAATCAGCTACTCCTGCTGCTAAAAAGAAAGAAGACAAACCAAAAACATTCTCAGTAGGTAAGAAAAAATATTACGCTGGGGGTGAAGATGAAGAAGGACCATCAGATAAAGAACTCAAACAACTTGCTCGCTCAGGTGGTAAATTTGATAAATCTAAATTAAGCCAACTCCGTCAACAAGAAAAAACCAAAATGGTTAGAGCTTTCTTAAAAGATATGCAAGGTAAAGATATTGTAGATAGTGCTAATCGTATCTTAGACAAAGACGCTTATGCTAAAGAGTGGGCAAAAGCTAAAACAGATATTGAGGCTAAAGTAGCTACCATAAAATAAAATGAAAAAATATTTTCAAAATATCCAATCACTACTTTTAGTAGTATTGGTAGTTATAATTTTCTTGATGCGTGGGTGTTCAGGCACTCCCGCATCAACTGAACCTCGTGTTGAGCGAGATACTATCATTGAATATGTAACAATTGAAAAAGAATACCCAGTTTACGTACCTAAAGTTAAATACGTAACTAGAGTTAACATTGATACATTTTCTATACCAATTGATACATCAGCTATCTTATCTGATTATTATGCTATTAGAACATATGAGGATACACAAGTATTAGATAGTCTAGACTTAACAATTACTGATACAGTATCCCAAAATCAAATCGTAGGAAGAAAAATTGCTTACAATTTTACCTATCCACGAAAAACTATTAAAGAAACAGTATATATTAACCAAAGGGAACTATATTTTGGTTTACGTGGTATAGGTAATTTAGACCAAATAAACTACTTAGGTGGTGAAATGTTATTTAGAACAAAAAAGAAGCAAGTATATAGCTTTGGGGTTGGTGTTGACCAAAATCTAGTTCCAGTTATCGCCCTTAGTATGTACTGGAAACTAGGAAAATGAGTAATCCGAATTTAAGACAGGTAATCCAACAAGAATATGTAAAGTGTGCCCAAGACCCAGTACACTTTATGAAAAAATACTGTTTTATTCAACACCCTCAACAAGGTAGAATTTTATTTCATTTATACCCTTTCCAAGAAAAAGTACTCCAACTCTGGAAAGAAAACCCATATTCAGTTATTTTAAAATCTCGTCAATTAGGTATATCAACCTTATCAGCGGGATATTCTTTATGGTTAATGTTATTCCATAAAGATAAAAACGTACTCTGTATTGCTACAAAGCAAGAAACAGCTAAAAACATGGTAACTAAGGTACGTTTCATGTTTGATAATTTACCTAGTTGGCTTAAAATTGACACAGTAGAAAATAATAGATTATCACTAAGACTAAGCAATGGATCTCAAATTAAGGCAGTAGCAGCGAGTAGTGACGCAGGTCGATCAGAAGCAGTTTCTTTGCTGTTAATTGACGAGGCGGCTTTTATTGAAAATATTGACCATATTTGGGCATCAGCCCAACAAACACTTGCTACTGGTGGTGGTGCTATTGTATTATCTACTCCTTATGGTACTGGTAATTGGTTTCACAGAACATGGGTATCAGCTGAATCAGCTGAAAATGATTTTTTACCAATTAAATTACCTTGGTATGTCCACCCAGATCGAGATCAAGCATGGAGAGATAGACAAAACGAATTACTAGGTGACCCTAGAATGGCAGCACAAGAATGTGATTGCGATTTTGCATCTTCGGGTGACGTTGTATTTTATGGAGAATATATTGAATTTTACGAACAAACATACATCAAAGACCCATTAGAAAAACGTGGCGCTGATCAAAACTTATGGATTTGGCAACCAGCTGACTATTCAAGAAATTATTTAGTTGTAGCAGACGTAGCTAGAGGTGATGGTAAAGATTACTCAGCATTCCATGTAATTGATATTGAAACTAATACACAAGTAGCTGAATATAGAGGACAAATTGGAGTAAAGGAATATGGTCACTTATTAGTTGGTGTAGCAACTGAATATAATGAAGCATTACTTGTAGTAGAAAATGCTTCAATTGGTTGGGCAACTATACAAACTATAATAGATCGTGGATATTCTAACCTATATTATTCAACTAAGAGTGATTCCTCGCTAAGTGAGTCGTATTTTGACAAATATATGGACACATCTAAAATGGTACCTGGTTTTACTATGTCATCTAGATTGCGTCCTATGGTAATTGGAAAATTCCAGGAATATGTAAACGATAAATCTGTTATAATCCAATCAAAAAGATTATTAGAAGAAATGAAAGTGTTTATTTGGAAAAATGGTCGTGCTGAAGCACAACAAGGATATAACGATGATCTCGTTATGTCATTTGGTATGGCTATGTTTATGAGAGACACTTCATACAAATTTAGACAAAACGCTATAGATGCTTCTAAGGCTGCTTTGAGTAATATATCTAGTGCTAAAGTAGCATATCAAGGTGGATATAATAATGCTAGTGGTCGCTACGTTCAAAATCCATATACTCAAAACGTAAATGGTAGAGACGAGGATATTAGTTGGCTTCTTAGATAATATTTATAATAATAAACAATACAATGGCTGATACTAGTTTATTCAGAAGGTTAGAAAGATTATTTGCTTCAGACGTAGTAATTCGTAATGTTGGAGGTGGTCAACTTAAAGTAGTTGATACTGACCATATCCAAACATCAGGCGAATTTGCTACGAATTCTTTAATGGATAGATTCCAAGGAATTTACAGAAACCCAGCATCTACATCATTATATGGTTCTCAGTTTAACCTCAACTATCAGTATCTAAGAACTTATCTTTATTCGGATTATGATTTGATGGATACAGATGCTATTATTGCATCTGCTCTTGATATTATTTCTGATGAGTGTACTCTTAAAAATGATATGGGTGAAGTACTTCAAATCAAATCTTCTGATGAAGGTATTCAAAAAGTACTTTATAATTTATTTTACGATGTACTCAATATTGAGTTTAACCTTTGGTCTTGGACTCGTCAAATGTGTAAATATGGTGATTTCTTTCTTAAATTAGAAATCTCTGAAAAATTTGGTGTATATAATGTTATCCCATATTCAGCATACCACATTGAAAGAAAAGAAAATTTTGATCCAGAAAATCCTTCAAAAGTAGTATTTAATTACAATCCTGAAGGTATTTTAGGTGGTTCTTCTTCTGGTTATTATGTAACGCCTAATCAAAAAAGCACTGTAAATACTATTGAATTTGATAATTACGAGATTGCTCACTTTAGATTATTATCGGATGTAAACTATCTTCCATATGGTCGTTCATATATTGAGCCTGCTCGTCGTCTATATAAACAATATTCATTGATGGAAGACGCAATGTTAATTCATAGAATAGTTCGCGCTCCAGAAAAACGTATTTTCTATGTAAATGTTGGTTCTATTCCACCTAACGAAGTAGAAAATTTCATGCAGAAAACTATTTCTACTATGAAACGTACTCCGTTTATGGATCAAAATACGGGTGAATATAATTTGAAGTACAACATGCAAAACATCATGGAAGACTTCTATATCCCAGTTAGAGGTAATGACCAAGCAACTAAAATTGATACTACAAAAGGACTTGAATGGTCTGGTATTGAAGACGTTGTGTATTTAAGAGAAAAACTATTTGCAGCCCTTAAAGTGCCTAAAGCATTTATGGGTTATGATGAAAACTTACAAGGTAAAGCTACATTAGCAGCTGAAGATATTCGTTTTGGTCGTACAATTGATCGCATCCAACGTATTCTTCTTTCAGAACTTTATAAAATTGCATTAGTTCACTTATATGCTCAAGGATACAGAGATGAACAAATGACTAATTTTGAGTTAAATTTAACTACTCCATCAATCATTTATGATCAAGAAAAAATCGCATTGATGAAAGAAAAAGTAGATTTAGCTGCTCAAATCATGGAAAATAAATTACTTCCTACTGATTGGATTTACGAGCACGTATTCCACTTTAGTGAAGATCAATATGAAGAATATAGAGATCTTCTTGTTCAGGACCAAAAACGTAGATTCCGTATGGCTCAAATTGAGACAGAAGGTAATGACCCTATTACAACAGGACGTTCATATGGTACACCACACGATTTAGCTTCATTATATGGTCGTGGAAGATATGATGATGCTTCAGTGCCTGAAGGTTATGATGAAAAAGAACCTTTAGGTCGTCCCCAAGAAAGAGCATCAAATATTAATACCCAAGATAATGCTTTTGGGCGTGATCGTTTAGGTAGAAAAGATATGAGAAATGATGACCAACCAAGTTTAAAGGAAGATGCTAAAATAGCATATACCAAAAATATGTCATTGCTTGAATCATTAGGAAATCGCAAAGAATCACTACTAGACGAATCACAAATTAAAGAGTAATATATCTTCATATATTTATAATAAACCTTAAGGAATGAATATTAAGCATTCAAAGTATAAAAATACCGGTATCCTTTTCGAATTACTTGTTCGTCAAGTAACATCCGATACATTAAATGGTACCGACTCTGCTGCCCTCAAACTTATCCAAAAATTCTTTGTTAAATCTGAATTAGGAAAAGAATACAAATTATACGAATCATTAAATAAAAACACTTCATTAACTGAAGGTAAAGCTAATGTAATGATTCAAACTTTACTTGAAACTTCTAAAAAATTAAATAGAAGTAATTTAAGAAGAGAAAAATATAATTTAATTAACGAAATTAAAAAGCACTACAATTTAGAAGATTTTTTCAAAACTAAGTTACCTAACTACAAAACGTTTGCTGCTTTTTATATGTTGGCTGAAATTCAAAATTCTGAGGCTTTAGTAGATGCTGATATTATTGTAAATAATAAAATGACTCTATTAGAGCATTTATCTACATCTCAAATTAAACCCGAAGCTGTAGAAGCTGAAATTTTAAGAGAATTTCAATCTTACGATAAAGACACTCGTATCTTAACTTACCGAATCCTAATGGAAAAATTTAATGGTAAGTATTCAAACTTATACGAATCCCAGAAAGAAATCCTTAGACAATATATCAATTCAGTAGATTCTACTCCTGTATTAAAAGAGTTTTATAACACTAAAGTAACTGAGATTAAAATTGCTTTAAATGAATTAAATTCTAAAGTTACTGATAAAGCTGTTCAAATTAAAATTAACGAGGTTGCTAACTTAATTAATAAGTTAGATAAAACTGCTAAAGTTTCAAG